TATCAATAATACCGCGTCTGGTTTCTTCGTAAGGCGTTTTTTATATTTTTCGTCGTTTAAAAAACGGTTTAATTCATACGTATGAGAAAGTGCTTGAAGGCACGAATTCACGAAACACGTATTTCCCAAGTTTACAAGTCCGGTGATTCCTTTATGTAAGAAATCTGGAAATCTATCATCCATCCCACGAAAATGAAAAGTCTTTGCATAGTATTCTGTTTTTACGTTTAAGTAATAAATTGATTATAATTTCAAGCATATAACGTTATGTATACCCCGCGCGAGTTTCAACGTAATGCCTGCTTTGATTGGTGAATTGTTAGTTATGTCCGGTTCATTCTTCACAATCTTCCTTATATTATGGTTGTGTATCCTCGCGGATAAAGATAATGGTGCCCGTAACGAATCAGCATATCGGCGCCGTCTACAACTACGAAATATGCAAAAACACGGAAACAGATATAGATAGTATCATTGGTATATATGTATTGATACAAATGAATCCAGACCCATCATATAATTTAAGTAATCTAAGTAGTATTCGTTTTCAGAGTTTTAACATCCATCAATATTACAATGCAGTAGAAGATGAACGAACATATATGAACGAATATACCTCACTTATTCACCGATATAATGATTTTATCATCCAAGGAAATGCAATGTTTACACGAATGGAACATACAATACGAGAGAATTTATCAAGGGCAGTGGTTCGTCAATCTTTTTATTTTAATCATTTGTTACGCCAGTTATCGTCTCCTAATTCAAATAATGAGAGAATTGCGCAACCGCCGATACGGGTATTAGGCGATGGGACTACGATGGCTGACTTATTACTTAGATATTTGGGGGGGCGAGAATTCATACATTCATCGGGAGCATCGGGAGCATCGGGAGCATCGGGAGCATCGGGGTCTGGACGTGGACGTCCATCATTGCCGATAGGGCCACCAACAAACGACCAAATCGCTCGCGCAACATTGAATACATTTTTTTCCAATATTTTATCCCCGGTGAATGCAACGTGTCCTATTTCTCGAGACGAATTCAATGATGAAAGTGAAATCACAATGATACGAGGTTGTAATCATATCTTTAATCGCACGAGTTTGAGAGATTGGTTTGTGAATCATTCAACGTGTCCAATGTGCCGAAATGATATTCGGTTGTATCGTCCACCAACCAGCAATACTGAACAACCTGCAGCGTCAACTTCGGTGCCTCGTCGCACGAACCTATCCATTGATAGTGTTGACGAAAATCACGTTACATTTTCATATGATTTACCTAGAAACTATACAAATGAACAGATTTATCAGCATATCGTAAATACGATTTCTGGATTATCTGAATCTGAAGAAAATGAGAATGTTCACGATTACAATGACGCCGAGAATCTAGATTAAATTATTTGTATTATATATCACTGTTAATCCATATGATATATGACGCACTTACAAATGTTCTAATTGTCGTTGCATTTTTGATGGCAATCACAGTTGGTTTAACGGTGATTTGTCGTGATTATCGTCACTTTAATGGCTTGAAACGACGCGAGGATGCAAATATATATCAAGCATTATTTGACCGGTTTTATTTCATAATAGTCACAGTATCCACAATGGGGTATGGAGATATTTCTCCTGCTACGAATCGCGCCAAAGGGGCCGTTATCGCAATTGTTCTTTTTGTAGTCGTGATTTTATTGAATACATTTTCCAAAGTGATTTCTGGTTATGATAAACACATAAAAAATATGTTAGTAGATTTAGTTCAAACTTCTTCAAAACAACTAACTGTTAGGAACGAAAGAAGTCCGTAATTGCGCGATTACCTTTATTCAAATTCTCCGCCTTTACCAGAAACTCGTCAAATAACAGCGATTTCACCTCTTTGTGCCGCATCTCTGTTATTTTTTTTTCACGTTTAACCGGGTCGTCTATTATTGACGCAACTGTTTCTATTGCGTCTAAAAATCGGCCCTTTTTCTTTTGAAATGCCGGTAATTGTTCCAATACAAGCGCAAATAATTGTTGGACTGGTTTCATTATTTGGTTCGTAATGTAGAATGAATAATTCAACTGAAGTTTTTTCGCCTTGATATATGCGGGATGCTCTATTTTGTCACCCTGTAGTGCACCTTTGTCATTATTATGGATATATGCATATGGAATACGGTCTCCGGTGTTCGGTTTATTGCCTGGGTCACGCACACCCATTCGGTCGGCCAGCACTTTATGCGCGATTTGTTGGGGGTTTTTATAATCTGAACGCAGTGATTTGGTAATAATGAGTTTTTCTATCGGACATTTTTGGTCTATCATATATTGGAGTTTCTCGCGCAAGAATGCAATCGCACGGTCCACATTTTGTTCCTTCATCAGAATATCAATAATCCCGCCATATATTTCCTTTACAATCGGCGCATTATCGCGGCGTTTTAACACAATCCCCATACTTTTCAACTTACCTTTATTCGGATTTTGCTCGTAGTATACACCGACGTATCCTTTCTTTCGCAAAAGCGCGAATGGGCAAATCGTTTTTTCGTAAACCCACGCGTGCGGTCCTTTCAAGAACTTTGATGAATAATCGCCGACTTGTTTTGCAAGTTCAATCGTGATTTCAATCGCATCCTTACCGCGGATAGGCGCGCCTTCTGGTGTGGCAAGATTAAACGTAAAGAACACACTATCTGTGTCGCCATAGATATACTCGGCCTTGGAATGAACAATCGGATATTTTGGATGTGATGTAGGAAGGAGAATGTCGCCATAAGCTTCTTCTACAACACGGCGCGCATACGTGAGCAGTTTGCGACCCGTCGCAGTGGTAGATGCTGCAACATCCACTTCATAAAATGTGCTTGTCTTTGCACCACATTGTCCATATAATGAATTCGCGGTTACCTTATAACCAAGCTGACGTTTATCCAGAATATTCGCCATAAATGCATCGGTCTGCTTTTCTGCGAGTTTTCGGGTTGTCTTGCGTGCGAGCAAGAGTTCTTCCAATATAGCCGGCATAATACCTTTCTCACCTTCTGGGAATTGGGCGAACCTGCACACCTTCGTCCCGCATTTCACTTTTACGGCAGCAGCAGCCGTCTTTGTTGCAGACTTCGGGCGTGTCCACTTATACATATCATACGTGATATCCACATATTTGTATCCTGGAAGATTGTCGTATTCTACCTCACCAGTTTCGCGAATTAGTTCTCCATCAAGGTTGTATTCTTTCGTCCATACTTTACTATCGTGTGATAGATTCTCACTAATCATTGATGAAGGATATAGTGAGGAATAGTCATTACAAGCGACAGGATTATCCAAATAAAGTCCGCATTTCGGCGGAAGAACAATCGCGCCTTCATACCCTGACTCACTTCGGTCTTTGTCAATCACTGGCATCAATGTATTCTTCTCGCGGCACTTCATTGCAACATAACTTGTAAGTTTGATACCTTGACCGCGCATTACAAGGAAACTAATGGGAACACTACAAATCTTCGCCATCTCCGTGTAACCTGTAATAATATCTATCTTGTTCATCAAATGATGAACGAGGTTACAATCCTGAATACAGTATTTCGCGATCACCGCGCGTTCACGTGGACCTTCCTTTGTCATACGGAAAATATCTTGCGGCGAAACATCGTCTTTGGCGAGACCCCATCGCACCATTGTTTTCATATCAGGAGTCGCACATCCTTGAATGGTGAATAATCCTGAAGATGCGGTGATAGAGAGGACCTTGAATTTATGCCCATCTTTATATACATCCGTAGAATGATTTGTCTGTTCAAACTTCACATAATTCCCCACTTCAAGACCGAGTAAATTTCCTGAGGTTACACGGGTTGTATCTGACTCTTGAATGTATTCTACACTCTTCACTGCATCACCAATGAAATAACTAGAGACGTCGTCCAATTTATATGACGAGAGATTGAAGTCGCGACGGAGATAGTTGTATACATCCACTTGAAGTCGCCCCGTCATTTTGATATAATGAAGGTCATACTGTCCACTCGCAAGTGCGATTTTGGTTTGCTCTATTGCAACGTTATCTGAAGTGATTTCAGTATTTGGATTGACAAATCCGCTGCCGCCACCGCTGCCGCTGCCGCCACCGCCCCCTGCATTCGCACATAACTCGTCTCGGTTACGTGACAGTTTTAAGAACTCTTCATAACAACCAGTCTCTACAGCGCGCCGAAACATAAATTGATAATCAAAACCAAAGATGTTATATCCAATAATAATGTCGGGATTCTCTTTCTGAATAAGACGTGTCCACGCAAGTAGAACGTCGGCTTCTGTCGCATAGGATTCAATCTCTGAGTTCGGCACTTCATCATCTAAACGGTCACACGTATCCAATGCAATACAGTTATTCAAATAGGGGCGGTTATTGTTTTGACCGTATTTCACAAATGTAGAACCAATAAATGTCACCTTATCGCCTTCAACTTTGGGGAAGATTGAACCAAGTGTATCGCTGACAATCTTAATTTTCTCTTCGCGGGTATGTTTTGGATTGTTGAGTAACGTCGTGAGTTTAACAGAGAGATCAGCACCCGAGGTAGATGATCTGCCGCCTGGGGTTGTCTTCGTTGACCGTATATATAGTTCAGCATCACCGTCGTCGTTATCACCGTGTTGCCCCCCCCCGCTGTTGCCATCATCTTCGTCGTCTTCGCTGTCACTATTGTCGTCGTCGCCGTGACCACCACCACCAGCGCGTGTGTTTGCATCTATCGCTTTCGCCGCTTCTTCTTTCGCCGTTGCTGCCATTTGAAGGAATATTTGTTCTATTGTATTTTCTTGTGCCACGACTTCTTGTTTGATTAAATGTCGCAATTCTTTGGTTAATACGAGCTTACATAACCGCGCCATATCTCCCTCTTTCGGTCGGCGTTTCGGATAAATGGTCTCAATACCTGGATATTTCTCGCGACCTTGATATGAATACTGAAATGCGGTATAAATCATATGCGTTAGATGGTCGTCTGTGACTTCATTGCTTCCGTCTGGTGATGCTGTGTATTTCGCGATTACCGCGTCCACAAGATTCGTCGCCAATTTCTTGTATGATTTCACAGGAATCGGAAAATCACCGTGACTGCTGCTGGCTTCAATATCAAAACTACATATTTTATAAGGGACAATGGTCTCTTTCTCGTTGAGCGGAATGATGTCTTCAAATGAGAGACGATACTCAAATTGACACGTTGTTGTATATTTTTCAATGAGCCGCGTTTTTTTCGTGGAAAATGTCACCCACCCAGAGGGACTGATTTTCTGAATATGGAAGAAACGCAGGATGGGCGGAATATTGGCTTCGTAGATGGTCGTCGGTGTATTGGCAAATACATATCCGTCAGGTTTCAGCGCTCGCGTCTTCCCGTCACGCGCAGTATATATATCGTGATACCAGAGATTCTTGACGCGGTTCATCACCATCGTATTCTTGAATACAAGAAGGACAAATTTATGATTCTTTCCTCCGTCAAATCCATAGAGCTTGCGCTTCTCCACGATTTCGCATTTTTCCGTGATAATACTGTTCTCGTAGTATTTGCTCTTCATATTCTTTTTGATATCGCGAATGAACGCGGATTTTGTGGCATTTGTCCAGTGGTCTGCGACTTTCACGTAGAAGAAGGGGTGGTAGTCATCCACGAAAATGGAACAGGTTTCGCCATCCTCGTTAATACCAAACATCTGGATACGGAATTCATTGGTATCAGTCATTGCCGTTGTGCCTCCTTTCCCGCGGTATCTTCCGTGACTACTGCAGCCACTTCCAGACGACGCTACTGACTCGGAGTCTTCATCTGCACCACTATGTTCTGACGCCGATGAATGTGTATTTGTATCTGGGACACAGTCGTATACATTGAAATCAATCAGACGGAATGATAATAATGGCTGTTCCTTTTCTTCTACTGCGACTCCACCACTTGTATTGGTCACGACAGGTTTCTTCACTATCTTGAATCTTCTCATTTTTGCGGGTTTGCTTGTGTTTATCCTTTCATGTATTCTTTATTTCAATTTTAACGGGATAATATGAAATGATAATAATAGAATTTGATATACGAGTACCGAATTCTATTCATAGTCGTCGTCGTCGCCGTCGTCGCTGTCGTCGTCGCCGTCGTATTTCTAAATATATTATTAGGCCTTGACCCGCCCAGCTTCTTCCGTTTTCTTTTTGATTTCTTCCATTCCTTTTTGGTTCAAAATTGCTGGATTGGATATAATTGCGGCAGCACCAATAATACATATGATGAAGTATGCTGTAATCAACCAAGAGACCCACTTATACTTGTCACACGTCTTATTTGCCAACCAGACGAAAAATACTGAAATCACTATATTTGTCACTAATATCGCGAATTGGAATCCTACTAAATAAATATCCATCACGTTGATAATTATCACGAGGACCAATATAAATGAGGCGAGAGGGCATACTGTGATGTTGGGTAACATTGTTATAATATAACGTAACAAAAAATATCCGCCTGTGTGTGTGTTATGTGTGTCGGATTTATTCCCGTAAGTATGCAGGAATATATCCGCGCATCGCTGCTGCCCCCGGCGCAACAGGAGTTGCCATTCGCATCTTTACGCTTTTCTTATGTAGGCGTCGCATTTCTTTATGAAACCGTTTCAATGTTTCACGGCGAACCTCCTTGAATTTGATTCGCGCCTTTTTTGTCATAGATTTCAATACTCCGTGATGATGCGAATTCACTGAATCGTGTGAATGTGTTAACGCATTTTCTTTACGCACCAATGTGAAATCGGGATGGTTTACAACCCACTTCAACATTTCTGAATAAATACGTTCGTTAGAGTATTCTAAACCACGCATTCCTTTGGATATATACATAATCGTTGGGATAGACTGAATATCTTTAGGTATGTATTTGATGTTGTTAAGAATGGGATCATTCGGACCTAAATCAGATGCACGAATATTTGCAATTGTAAGCACGCAACCAGGGGTTTTACATTTATAATTTGTTGTAAGGTCAGTAACGAGACGTTTCCAGTCGGCTTTCATATTCTGACAATGTCCACACCAGTCGGCGTATATTTTTACAAGAAGTCCGTGTGTCTTAGGATGGTCGTGTGCTTGTTTTGCGGCGGCATTTAATTTATGGATGTGTTTAAGCTTTGTTACATCTATAATTTCAATCATTGTTGTTTCTTGTATTACATTGCGATAATTATTATCCTGGTATTATATAGATGAAATGATGTCTATCAAGGATATTTTTAAATACATCGGAGACAACTTGATAAAAGAAGTAAATGTCATCCGAAATATTGCTTATATCCAGAAGTTTTTTTACGTATTTCTGGTTTTGTTATTCCTGTTAGGCGCATATATCACATCGCGAACGCCATCTAAAGCCACTCTTCCCGAAGGATTTGTGAATATAGAATCAGACGCACTGGAAACGCAAAAATTACGGAATCAGAATATTGCTGCAGTCGCAGATGAAACACGCGAAGGATTTGATAATGCTTTTTCGGGAGCGGCGGCGGAGGCGGGAGCAGCGAATGCGGCTAATAATGATTTTGCAACCATAAATAACAACCGATGCCCGAACATTCTCATTCAACACGGTAGCGAAATCTTCCTCTATAACTCCAAAGTAGAGAAAGTTCCCGGAGTCAATCCTATCCGTTTTAAGAGTTTAGATGATTATTCGGAATTTATGGACTGGTTACAAGGACGCGGTATTCGCTGCCCTGTGCTATTCTTACAATATTCTTATGACGCTCAAGGTCAGGCCGTATACAAAATGCGTCCATCCCCGACAGATTTACAGGGCGGTCTCTCAGCAAATGTTCCGTATTCCCCCGCACCCGCGGCACTCGTCCAAATGATGGATGCGTCTCGCGATAATCCGCCGTTTAATAACCAGATGTATGACGGGTTTGACCCGCTGAATTTCAATATGGGGGATTATACTGCGCACGATGCAGCGTTTCGCGAGAAGGAACTCACAATGAAGTATAGCGATAACCCGATGGACTCAAACTGGGGTGGCATCCGATTTTCAGAATCCGTCGTTGCATCAGGTGCGTATGCCGACCGAACTCGTCCGGATGCTGCGCGTTCCGATACATCTGCGCTTGTCCCGATGAAAGTGCCTGCTGCGAACGAAAAATATAGAAATCCAATGTATGCAGGGGATGCAGTATCGCGAGGACGAGGTGCTGACGTAAAATGGGGAAAGGCGCGGCAGCCAACGTAGCGTATAAATACAACAAAATTTATGTATGTATATATTTATGGTTTTGATAACTATATACAGTGATGCCGCGCGAGAATCACCCCGAAGAAATAGAATGTTTTCGGATGCCGATGCCGGATGGGCGGTTTTCGCCGGATAAGCGTTATGAGTATACATATGCGACGCGGAAATCGTGGGAGTTTATTCCGGCGCTGGGGCGGAAGGATTGGCGGTATTTCACGAATAAGGGGTTCACGTATGTGGGAAAATGGGTGCGGAGTGAGCAACGCAGGGGGGTGGGTCCTGACGCTGGAGACGGCTGCGAATGGTTGGAGGTTTTTTCGGATGACAGGACGGCGGCGGGAGATGGTAAAAATGCAAAAGAAAACGTGGTATCACGTGATTCTGATGGATTGCTGTGTTGGCGTGAATGTCCTTATAACACCGAAGAATACTTCGTGGGGACAGTTACACGCAAGGTGAACGACGAAATGATTGCTGAAGTGGAACGTGTATCCCCGACGATACACCATACGGGTTCAAAGGCAAAAGTGGCAGAGAAGAAGTGCTGGTGGTGGCGGCGATGGTGGTTGTTGTTGATGCTAATAATATTCCTGGAAATCATTGTGTGTTTTTTCTTGGACCGAATGGGGATTGCCCCGCTACACTCGGTCTGGCACGTCTTATCAGGAACCGCGGTAGCACTTACACTCTATTATGTCGTCGTAAATGGCGCGGTTGAGAAATGATTTCTCAAGATAATATATATCCAAATCAAGGAATGCGTCGTCTCAGTCGTGATACATTTACAAAAAAATTACTGCGTTATTCTAACCCACGTATCGCCCAAAAAATGGCGTATAAATATTTGGGAAAAACCGCGAAATTATATCCGTCCGATAAACCGGAGAAGAAATATAAAATATTTGACCCAAATCATAATAAATGGATATACTTCGGTCAAATTGGATACCAGGATTTCACACGACACCGAAACCAGAACCGTCGCAATGCTTATCTTACGCGAACTAGCGGAATGCGTGGGAATTGGCGGAGAAATAAATACTCAGCGAATAACTTGAGTCGTAAGATTTTGTGGTGAGTTCTCACTCGTCCGTTATTCCGCTTCACTCCGTTCCGCTCCATAACTTCCTCGTTCGGGTCTTCCTCGGTTCAATATCTTCATAAATGACAAATACGACAGGCGGGCAATATTCGGGAGATGGACGATGGATGAGAACAAGCGAAGCCCGAACGAGGGGGGGGGGTATGTAGCGGAACGGAGTGAAGCTGAATAATCGGACGAGTGAGAAACCCGAACGACGTAGGATTGAGGATTGAGGATTGAGGATTGAGGAAAACTCCGAGTAAGGAAAAGTGGAGCAACCGCGAGGTTGTGCAACGCCTTCCTTACGAGGAATCAATATACCTCGCACACTCCTCCAACGTCACCTTGAATTTATTCATCGTGTTCAACTCATTCATATGCCGGATGATATCTTCCATTTTCCCTTCGCCGTGCACTTCCCGAGAAACATTTTTGAGAGAATTCACGATTTTGGCGTTTACCCAAGTGTCCATATTCTCGATGATTTTATTATAATGATTGTAATGCGAGTCCATATTCAGTGACTTCTGGGTCTTTGCAGTGAGTTCTTCCTGGCGCTTGGCGATGGTGATGATATCCCCGTCATTTTCGTCTTCAAGCGGGTCATTTGATTTGGATTTCCGATTCGCTAGACCTTCAATCATTCCAAGCTGATTACGGAAAATATACTGGATGGCGACGAGAGCGAGAATGATGAATATGCCTAAAACTACGTATTTTGCAAGAGTATCGGTGTTGTCTTCAGTCATGTAATGAATTAGATAATAAAAATAATATACTACTGAATTAGTATTAGATTATTTATTCAAGTTACTTACGACGTTTCCTGGTATCGTGGTATTTCAGTTGTGACTTTTTATGTTTGATTGAAAGACGTTTTTTTATTTTGCTTGACGTATTTCGTTTCCTTTTACTGTATTGTGAACGCTTATGCTGACGGTGGCGGGGTGTCCGGCGTTTTGTTGACTTTTTTTTATTTGCTTTGCCACCACTAGATGCTTGTTGTGCATTGACGAATTGTTGAATATGTTTTTGTATAGCATCTTGAGTTTCACCTGATTGGATTGGTGGATTTTTCTTCAATATAACTTTTGTATTCGGGGACACGCTGTTTGCATCTATAAGTATTTTAGTAAAATAAACGAGATATGCATTAAAATCTACACCATCAAATACAGAAGCATTCACATTATCTGTAAATATAGATTCACTTATTCTTGGCAATAAATATACGAGGTGATCGTCAATATTTCGTTGCGGTGGTGGATCAGTAGATGGTGATAATGGTTGTGATGAACTTACTGAATCTGGTGAGAATGAGGAAGCGAATGACCGATGTGGTGGAGTTTGTGGTGGAGTATCTGTTGTGCCGAAAGAGTCGTCTAACGACATATCCGATTGTTCTTCACCAAGACCGTGTACAGTGATGGGACTCATTGGTGGTTCATTCGTAAAAAGAGTTAGTTTATCAGAGCAGAATTTTGAAGCTATTTGTTCCCATACTTCCCATACGCGTTCATCAATGTTACTATTTAAATGTTCTGTGAATTTATTCAACCAAATTTTGAATTTCTCATTAGGTGTATGTTGTTGTATACTTGCAGTAATATCATACAAAGTACTCACAAATTTATTAAATTCATTAAAAGAACTTTTCCCATACGCCAAATAAACACCAGCAATCACAATTAACAAATTACGTATTCTTGATACTATTGTTGAATTATTTTGTCTATCGTTTCCAGTCACCATTCCTCTGTCGTCGCCTTCATCATTATCGTCGTCGTCGTCGCCGTCTGATTTGTAATCATTCCCATCTTCTTGCGGTGGTTGTGGTATTTTAAATCTTGTTATATCGTCAGGCAATAATCTTGTTATTAAACTGCTATATATTGCATTCTTATTGTCGTCGTGAATAAATGTAAGAATATCTTGTATGATTTCACCGTCCGTGCTATCGTCTGCAGGTAACTCATCTGGATGAAGTATCAACAATATCATACATAATGCTTGTTTATCATTTGCGTTTATCGTCTGGCTAGGGACCTGTAATAATTCTGACTGTATCCTAGATAAAACAGTTTCTTGGTCATCAAGATATCTTTTAATATTTGGTCGTGGTAGTGGTGATGACGTTGACACTAAATGTAATAACAATAATACCGATGCTTCTTCTCTGGTGGTCACTTCCGCATTAGGAACTTGGTATTCTGGTGGTATAATCGTCATAATAGAAGGTAACATACGTTGAATATATTCGTTGTCAGGTTGTGGTTCATCACTATATTTATACAGTAACGCCGCAATCAAACTATACGGATTTATTTTATGATTCAAGGCTAATAATCTGAAAATAGGAGCATTTAAGCTTAAGGCTAGAGGTTGTTGTGCTTGGGGGGGGTAATAATGGATATGGATAGTATTTTCAGCTGAAAGCCCAGCTTTAAAAACTGCTTCTCGCAAAGTTGCACTTATTTTTACAGTACGTTGAGGATTAATAAATACATAAAATGTTCCATTTGGGTCAATTGGGGTATTATTCTTTCCCGTTCCTTGATTATCTTCTGTTATCATTGCATTTACTGCATCTACTAACATTGTGTGAGTAAAACTTTCGCCAAGATTAACTCTAATATCACCAACGTTTGAAAGTTGTTCTCTATTTGCATTCATAATATGAATTATAGTGTCAAAATCAGACCCTGCACCTGCTTCTCGTTGATATGATTCTTGTGCTACACGTTCTGATTCTCGGGTTGCGTAGGTTGACTGAATCATAAATTTCATCAATTGACCCCAGTTAGCATTATATACTTCTTCTACAGATAACTTATCAAATGTTCCACCATATTGTAGTTTATTCCGTTGGTCGCCACCGCTGCCGCTGCCGCTGCCGCTGCCGCCGCCGCTTCTTGACTGCTTCGGTATTTTTGTTTCTAAGTCTTTCAATAACAATAACCGACACAAAGGTATAGTATCAGTTGATTTCAAATAAAGCATTTGATTTTGTTCACCTTTATCTCCAGTCAATAGAACAAGAGTAGTAGCTGCTACTTTTAAAATACTCATAAATGAAAATAATTGAGGATTATAATGGAACAATTGTGATTTAACTTCATTTATTTCTTGTATCAAAGGTCTACAATATCTACCAAGAATCGCTGTTCTTTTGTCAACGAAACTTTTTATAGTAGGATATGTTTTTTTGATTTGAACATCTACCCATCTACAATCATATTTCACGGTATTATCATAAATATTTCGTAATAATTCTTTCGCATTTGTTTCATAGAATTCAAACTCGTTATCATTTGGTTTGCTTTTAAATTTCATAAATGATAAATTAGATTTCAGTTGGTTACAGCAACGATGTGCCCACGCGTATAATATTGATAATACGTTTTTTTGTTCCTCTGAAAAACTGGTTGCTCGTAATAATCCAAAATATTGTGCTGCTAACCCTACACAGAATATATGTTCGCATTCCATTGTTTTCATATTCGGTAGTTTTCCTAATTCACCGCATATATAACATTTAACCCTAGGTATTTTTTCTAATGAACCGATTGCCGCACCACATTGATTTTGAGCGCCGATACCTTCTATAATTCCTCTGGGGTCTGCTACTTTTTGTTTTTCTTCCGTTTTTTTTTTAGGTTCGTTCTTTACCTTTGTGGAATTTCCTATTTGATTTTTTGCGACCTTTGCTATAATCTTATTCTGTTTCTTTGAAAAGTTAGGCCCTGCGCCACCCCCTTGATGTTCTTCATCGTCATCATTTATGTCGCCACTTGCCGATAACAACCCTAATTCTACAAGAAATTTTACAACAGAAACCTTATTCGGTATTATGTTATTTTGTAATTTATTTCTTGCACCCGTTTCTATTGCTTTTTGTTTCATTGCCAATATAGGTAATAGTTTACTATCTGATATTATAATTCGCTCTTGTTCATTTGGATGGTATTTTTTTATTATAATATTGATACCGATGTATGTTTGTCCCGCTGCGTTTGCCAACGCCTCATCTAATTCTTGCTTTGCTTTGATTGCAAGCTCTAACGCTATTTGTTTTTTTTTATTCGCTTCGTCAAGAAGTGTTTGTTGAAGGGCTTTTTTTGCTTCTGCAAGTTGAACAAATCTAGAACACTTTCTTCTTCCTTCTTCTTGTGGTAATTCTACAATTGTGGTTAATACATCGTTAACTAAACCTTTATCAACACTAACAGCCAAATCATCATCTATTTTACCTTCATTTGTTATACCTTCTTGCACCGGAGGAGGAGGAGGAGGACTACCGGAAGAAGTTAACTCAGGAGGAATTGGATCAATATTATTATGGTTTAAATATGGTTCATCTAATATGCCTTCTATTATGTCACATTTATATACTATATATTTGTAATCATCTACAATAGGTTTTAACTCGGCGAACACAGGTTCGTCACTCATTTTAATTCTGTTTTCTTTTGGTTCGCTTAGGCGTTTTAAACGGGCTTGGCGTTCTGCTTCTTCTCGGGCTTGGCGTTCTGCTTCTTCTCGGGCTTGGCGTTCTGCTTCTTCTCGGGCTTGGCGTTCTGCTTCTTCTTGGGCTTGGCGTTCTGCTTCTTCTCGGGCTAGGCGTGCTGCTTCTTCTTGGGCTTGGCGTTCTGCTTCTTCTCGGGCTAGGCGTGCTGCTTCTTCTCGGGCTAGGCGTGCTGCTTCTTCTCGGGCTAGGCGTTTTGCTTCTTCTCGGGCTAGGCGTTTTGCTTCTTCTCGGGCTAGGCGTGCTGCTTCTGCTGCTGCTGATGCCAGTTCTTGCTTATCTTCAGATTTCTTAGAAGGTTCTCTATCCATCCCACCCTTCTG